GTTTTTTTTACTATTAATTTTTTATCGTTCTCGTCAAAATTATTAATTTCAATATTATTTTTGATAACTTTATCATTCATACTAGTTGGTATAAGTAAACTTTTAATTTCAGACTCTGATAAATATTTATAATTAATATTATTTTTATGTAAATATATTACAACAAAATTAATTATTTCCTTTTTATAAAAATTAATACCCGCATTGGATTTAATATTTAAATTTAAATTATTTAAATATTCTTGTAATTGTTTTTCAACATTATCCAAAATAATTGAATCTAACGCTATAACCATCATATAAAAACCTTTTTTTATTTCACATGTCATATACGTTTGTTCTCTATCTAAAATATTTAACGTTTTTCCTAATTTAACAGCATTGTATAAATCCCAACTCTCATTATTTCTTACGTAAATATATCCAACTTTCATATTTAAAATTGTTATAAATATAATATAAATATAATATTATAATATCATTTTTTTTTTAATTACAGTTAATTTCGTAAAATGTCAAAAAATTTGACATAGATTATGTATAATATATAAATCTACTGTAAATATATATATTATACGAATTTGTCTAAGAAAAAAAGAACTTAATAATATTTTATATAATTATATAAAATATTATTTATTGTCAAGTATCCTGGACAAAATAGTTTTAATGTCAAAATTACCGTTATGTATTGTTATACATAGGTATGCTAAACTATAGTAAGCCTTTCTTGCATCAAGACACAAGTAATAAAACTTGATCGCTTCCTTTAGCAAATGTATAGAACCTTCTTTTGTAAAATCTATAGTGGGATCAAAACGTCCTACCTTTCTATTAATTATATAAAGATCATTAAGCAATTGTTTTTTCAAGATATTTGACAAAAAACAAGAATTTTCGTTACTTTTAATATATAGGATGTCATTCGGACTAAGTCCTTTCTCCTCGCCTTTATCATTTCTTGTTAAAACAACCAAATATGAGTAATTTATAAGGTTAATTATGGATAAATAGACAAGATTATTCCAATATTCATGAGGTGAAACGTCTAAATCAATTTTTTCAATTTCGACAATAGTATTTTCCATTTTTTTAATTACATCACCGGCAAAAAACTCTTTACATTGGTTTTTAATATCATCAAAATCTTTGCGCGTATGCCCTTCTTCCCTCATCCAATATGTACTATACTCTGCCTTATCCCAGTCAAAATACAAAATCGATACTCTGAGAGAAGATCTTTCCATGTTGGTTAATGTATAAAAAAAATTTATCTAAAAAAAATAGTAAATATCTTGAGCCAAATTTATTATAATAAAAATATGTTTTATTATAATAAATTTAATAGATAATAATTCAATTTTTTTATTAGTAACTACTAAAATATTTTTAGTATAATGATATTTATACAATACTAATTATAGTTCCAGTTAATTTCACATTTCATATATGTTTGTTATCTAGAATATTTTTACTAATTTAACAGCATTATATAACTTTCAACTCTCATTAGTTCTTATCTAAATGTATCCGAACTAAACTAATTATAACTATAATAAAAATAAAAATAAAATATCATTTTTTTAATTACTGTTACATTCAATAATATTATAATAAAATAAATAAATACATTTTAAAAATATTTGTAAGATTATAAATATTTTTAAAATAATAGTTTATTAGTTAAATTAAAAATCTTCTGAATTTGAAAATTTTAATTGTTTACAATTATTAAATATGGAAGATCGTTGATATTGAGTTGGTCTAGAATCAAAAAAATTTGTTTTACCTTCTACCGAAATACTTTCCATAAAATCAAAAGGGTTTTCAACATTATATATTTTTGGATATTTAAGATCTGTTAATAATCTATCCGCTACATATTTAATATACAGTATCATTAATTCTGAATTCATACCTATTAATGAACATGGTAAACATTCACATATAAAATTAATTTCTATATCAACAGCTTCGCTAAACATTAAATGTATTGTTTCTGTTGATAATTTATTTTGTATCATTGAATACAATAATATAGCAAAATTACAATGAACTCCTTCATCTCTTGCTATTAATTCATTGGATGAACATAATCCAGGCATTATATTTCTTTTTTTTAACCAAAATATTGCACAAAAGCTACCTGAAAAAAATATTCCTTCAAAAATAGCAAAGGCTATTAATCTTTTAGGGAAAGATGAATTAGATTCAATCCATTTGAAAGCCCAATTTATTTTGTTTGCTACACAATCTAATTTTTCTATTGCATTAAATAAAATATCTTTTTCCTCGGGATCTTTTATTATATTTTCTATTTGAAGAGAATATGTTTCACTATGTATTGATTCCATTGCCATCTGGAAAGTATATACAAAAATAGCTTCTCTTATCTGTATATCTTTTAAGAATCTTTCGCATAGATTTATATTAACTATTGTATCAGAAGATGAGAAAAAAGCTAATATCATTTTAATAAAATGTTGTTCATTTTCTGATAATTTATTAAAATCATCCGCATCTTTTGAAAAATCTATTTCTTCAACAAACCATATAGATGCTTCTTGTATTTTATAATAATTCCATATTTCTGGATATTTTATAGGATAAGCCGAAAATCTATTATTTTTCGGATCAAGTAAAAATTCAAGTTCTGTATTATTATTAACATCAATTATATTAGTTATTTTTGAACTTAACGATCCCATATTAGTTTATAATAATATAAATATTATTATTTATATATATTTTTTTTCATTTTTTTATAATATTATTAAATATATGATGGAAAATTTAAACAATGGAATAACTCCAATTCCTGTATTGGTGGAAGCATCAATGGTTAATAATATTATTAGCAATAATATCAATACCAATAAATTCAATTATAATAAGTTTACCCTTAATAATAATCTTATAATTACTAATAATTTATATAAATTATCAAACTATATTATATATTTATTTAATGCATTAATTAAATTAGTAATAATGTTATTAACTAATAAATATTGCGAATATACTAAATATTTATTATTTGTAATAATATTAATTATATTATTGTGTATAAGATATTATAAAGTTAGTAAAAAAAGATATAATAAAATTATGTATAATATTTAAAAGAGTAAAATATATAATGTTAATATAATGGTTAATTCTAAATTAGAAGAATGTATATATAATAATGAACATAGTGTTTCAAGTGATATTTCCGAAATATCTATTAATACAGATGATACAGTAATTAACTCAATCAATAGGGATACTGATGATATTCAAGATTGTGGTGATATTATTAATATTAATTGTGTTATGCTATGGCATAAATTATTAGAAGAAATAATAAATATGTCTAAATATATAGATTTTTTAAATATAAATAGTAGTGATCTGGAAGAATTAAAACATACTAAAAAAGATATAATAATAAAAAGATGTACTGAATTTTATAGTTATTTTGAAAAAGATGAAAATTTTAATTTATTTATTAAGAAAAAAACAAAATTATTTTCACATAAAAATACAATCTCAAATAAATATAGTTATATATTATTAGATGAAAAAATATCATTACGTGATTTATTAACTAATCAAAGTAATAAAATTAAAGATATTATTTGGAAATATTTATATAAAATTTATTTGAGTATAGAAACATTCAATAATGAAAATATTAATACTAGTAGAATTGAATCGTTGGAAAAAAAAATAAATACTACTGATACAGCTGATGAAAATACTAATAATAATATAATAGAATCTGTAGATAATGGAAATACCGATATTATTTCTGATATAATTTCTCAATTTGGAAATAGTATGGGAGATAATAATAATGATCTAATGAAATCAATTACTGCTATTAGTCAAAATATAGGTGATAAATATGGTAAGGATATTATGGATAATAAAATAGATTTAGATAGTATTTTAAAAAATGTATTATCTAAATCTTCTAACGTATCGTCTATGGTCCCTGACCTATTTAAAAATATGGGATCTCAAGAAGAAGAAGCACAACCCGATTATGTTATTGATGAAAATTTTTCTACGGCGTCTGTTAAAAAAAAAGATACTGATAATACTTCTAATAATATGAATATAGGTAATATGCTTAAAATGGTTAATAATTTATCATCAACAATTAATAATTTCAAATAACATGTTTAATGAGTGTGGTAAATTATAAAAACTAACTTCATTATCATCAGTATCTTTAAAATGTATATGTAATTTATCAAAATTACAAATTGATTCGAATTTAAACAAACTTATTGATTCTGTTAAGTTATACGATAAATTACCAAATTTTATATCTGATATATTATCCAAATATAAATATATTCTATCATTTAGTCTAAGGTCCCATGTATTATCTGATATCAAAAAACCATCAGATAATTCAAACGTTTTAAAACCTAAATTTTTAAGAATTAGTTCTGTATTTTCTAATATTATATTTTTATCCGACTCTATTTTTATTTTTTGTTCAGTATTTAAAAATAGTGTAAAATTATTATTAGAATTTTTATTTAAGATTTCTATGATATCCTCAATAATATATTTTCCTATCGGGATAATAATTTCATATTTATTGGAATCTACAGAATATTTAAATATATTGTTTTTATATTCAATATTGTATCTGGGTAATGGCAAAGAATATGATAATAATTTAATACAAATAACATTTTTTAAAATGTTATCGAAAAAATATTCATAATTAGTATTATTATTTATATCAGTTATTTCGATTTGTACATAAGTTATATAATTTAAATTATTGTATAAATTTATTTTATTATCGTTTTCATTTATATTTTCATCAATGTTATCATTTTTAATTTCATCTATATTTTCATCAATGTTATCATTTTTAATTTCATCTATATTTTCATCAAGGTTATCATTTTTAATTTCATCTATATTTTCATCAATGTTATCATTTTTAATTTCATCTATAATTTTATTTTCATTATTATTGTTAACATCTTCTATAGTGTTATTAGGGGGTAATTCTAATATTACATCATTGTTGTTTTTTTTTTATTATCATTTACACAAATATCTAAATTTCTGTTTTCTTGTAATAGTTTTAATTTTTCATTGAACGATATATTATTATTTTCATCAATTATAACACTATCATCAATTAATGGTTTGGAAAAATTAGATATACTAAATAAACTAGTATTGTTAGCAGCCTCATACATACATGTATCGTCTTTAGTTACTGATTCAACTATGTTATTTTTTTTAGCATCATTTAACTTTTCGTCTTTTCTCACTGATGTACTTTTTGACATTAAAAAATCAGGTATATCTGGTATTTTATTAGTATTATTTAATTCAAGTTGTCTTTGGTTTTTAACATCGCTAAATTTATCGACATTATTTCCTTTTCCCACCGTATAATTATTAAAACTTGAATCATTATCATTTTTTGATATATTTGGTTTATTAGATACAGCTAATTCATTATTTTCTTTATGAACTGATGAAGAAGGACGCTCCATCACTTTATTCTCGTTTCTATCAGATAAGAAAAAATCACGTGATGATTTTTTATTTATTTTAGTATTTTCTTCCATAAATTCTTTAATATTTGATAATTTTATTACTTCATTATAACTTTCATTTATCGAATGATCTTTAAATTGATTAAATATAATATTAATATTATTTTCATCAACTTTACTATTATCGATATTTTTATAAACCATTTTCATATGTTTTATTATAACAAGAATTATTTCTTTTTTCAAATCTTTTGATATATCTGGAGAAATATTTACTTTATCTATTATACATTTATTTATATTAGCTATACTTTCTTTCGATAAAAATTTTTTTTTCATATATCCTGCATCAATCATATATAATAATCAATATTAGATATCATTTTAAATAATATTTATCAATATCTGTAATATTTAAAAAATCTGGATAATATTTATCACGTTCAGTATATTGATCTTCATTTAATTCATCTAAAAGTATTAATGCCATTTTTGCAGCTTTTTGTTCTCCGTGTTTTTTAGTATTCGATACACCAAAACCTAATTTTTTACCATTGCTAGCTAGAACAGCCATTGTATATCTTTTTAAATGAGATGCACCATCTTCTTTAAGAGTAACATAAATGGGAGATTTCCATTTATTCTGATGATAAACTCGCATTAAAGCATCTTTATAATTATTATCATAATATAATTTATCTGAATAATCTATTAGAGTTTCTAATAAATTTGTAACGAATTGTAAACATATACTAAAACCATTAGAAAAATATAAAGCACCTACAAAAGATTCAAAAACATCTTCATGAATTTTTTCAGAATATCTACCATTATTTTGTTCAATTTGTTTACTTATAATAAAGTATTTTTCCAAACCTAATTCTTTTGACATATGTGCTAAATTTTGCTTATCTTCGATTTTTATTTGTAAGCGAGTCATAAATCCTTCATCTTGATTAGGGTATCTGTGATATAAATAGGTTGAAACTATTAATTTTATAACCCGATCTCCCATAAATTCTAATCTACCGTATTCAGTATCCGAAAGATCTAATAATAATTTATTGTTTATTTCAGCCTTTTCTTTTTCTATTAATTGTTCATTGTGAAAATTTTTCTTACAATATGATTTATGTGTAAATGCTTCTATAAATAATTTAATATTGACTTTATCTAAATATACTCCTCTAGAATTTAATATATTGATAACATTATTTTCAGTTATCAATATATTATTAATATTCAAAGGTATGTAAATATCTTCATTATTATCATCACAGTCATTTATTTGTTTTTCCATATTATATAAATATATTATTATTAATATATTTATATATAATAATAAAATCAATTTTATTATGACATATAAATATATTATATAAATTATATACATAGTTAAGAACATATATCCATATGATCGAGATAAGATAATACCCTCATTGAACAGCAATATCTAGGTAAATTCATTTCTTTTATCAATAATGCTATTTTTTTACCTTTATTGTCATTTAAAATTTTTGGATCATCGTTTATTATCTTCTTTTTTTTTTCGAATTCAACAATTATCTGACCTATAAAATAACCACATGTTGGACATACTATATATGACATTATATATACTAATTATAATAATTATATTTTAATATAATTTTAATCATTTTTTTTATATTATGGATAATATGTTTAAAAATAATAATATCAAAACATTCATTAAAAACATTAAGAAAAAATATGGAACAATGTATTATACTGAAAAATTATACAAAGATGTCAAAATTACTATATCTAGTGTTTTTTTTGCATTACCTACAGATAGTGAAGATTTTGAAATATTACACACAATAGTATTATTTATTATTTTTATAATATCAAAATATAATAGAATTGATACTAGTGAGAATGACTCTACTATTAAATGGTATGAAAATCAATGTTATGATATAAAAAATTTAATTAATATAATATTACCTTATTATAATAACAAAACGACTATAGAATTAGAAAATTTGCGTGATTTGAATATGATAGTTTTTAATAATAACGATTCAAGTGTAAACGATAAATATTTTGATGTTGATGTAAATAATTTAGGAAGTGAATTAAAATATAGTAACATTATAATAAGTTTACTCGAACGTGATAAAAAACTTTTAAAAGATTATAATAATAAAATTATTTATGATATGATATACGTTAATGTATTATGTCTTTTAAAAACTCTTGAAATTATGAATGGTAAATATTATGTTAATTGGGTTAATATAATACCAATTAATATTGAAAATTATAAAAATACAGAATTATATAAAGACACATATAATTTTTTATATGAAAAATTCAATCAATTGACATTTAGAAAAAATATAATAGATGACGATAATATTATATTATGTGATTATTATGGATTATGGATAGGTGACATTTATAATATTATTAGGAATAATTTATATTCAAATAGTAAACCAGTTAAATGGTTATTTTATATCATACAAATAAATAATAAGTCTAAATCCAAACAAAAAATATATTTAATTGAAAATTTAAATAATTTTATTAATTTAGAAACAATATTAAATAATAAGTGGTCGGATGATGTTAAAGCATCATTTGAAGAAGAACTAAAAAACATATTACTAGATAATAAAATTAATAAAAACAAAGGAATGTTTGAAACATTAAAATATTTATTACTTTTTGTTGTTAATCATAGATATTCCGAAATCAAATCTTCTAAATTTATGCTAACAACAGATTCTAATAATGTTTTTAATAATGATAAGGACATAGTTAAAAATATTACATCAAAAGATATTATAATACTTATAAAACATATATTATCCGATAAGGATAAATGTGAAAATATGTGGAAAACTATTAAATATTATTTAATGTATTTATCAAAAACATATTATGGAAAACAATTAATAAATAGAGATTGTTACGAATATAAAATAAATAAAAATTGTATTATAGATAATAATACTTTACATTTGAAAAATATATATAATATATCTAAATCATTATCTCATACAAGTTATCAAGAATGGAAAGAAACCCCAGGTAATTGGTTAGGATTATCATCCACTCAAAAAAATAATTTTTTTGATCATTTATATATAGAAGATAATAATATTGAATGGATAAATATTAAACATAATTATGAAAGAGACAGTATTAATAATTTAGGAATTAAACCATATCAAGATTATGTAAAAAATATGTTAGATTTATACAAAGAAACTTATCTTAATATAATTTTCGAAACAATGATTTATGATGGTATTCTTTCTAAATTTGAAAAAAATAATGAGTTAACTAAAGTAAAAACCGAAGAAGTAAATAAAAAAATTTGTGAGGTTATGACTAAAAAATTTACGGATAATAATGATGATTGGTCTAACTCATATTATTATATAAATAATGAAAAATATAAATATATTGAAACTAATACTGAAAAATATAAAAAATATAATACTTTGTCACCTGGTATCCCTCCATATTTTAACAAATTAACTGGTCAAAAATGGATGATGTTATATTCATTAAATTGGATTTCTCAAATAAATTTTTTTAAGCACTATATTTACAATAGATTAATTTTAGTTACTGGATCTACTGGTCAGGGCAAAACAACACAGGTAACTAAATTAATATTATATGCAATTAAAGTAGTTGATTATAATAACACTGGTAAATTAGTATGTACTTCACCAAAAATAGATCCTTTAAAAAAAAATATAGAGAGAATATCTGAAGAAGCAGGATTTAAAGTAGATACACGTTCTGACAATAATAGTGAATTATCTGATGAAGCTGGATTTAAAGTAGATACAAGTTCTGACAATAATAGTGAATTTTCTGATGAACGTTATTTCCAATTTAAATTTAAAGCTGGGGATTATATAGATAAATATAATGATTATAATATGAAAATAGTTACCGACGGAACTTTATTAAATGAATTAATGAATAATCCATTATTATTACATAACAATAATGGAGAATTTATCAATAAATTAATATATGATATAATTTTTGTAGATGAAGCACATGAACATAATACTAATATGGATATGATATTAACGTTAATGAAAAAATGTTGTTATGTTAATAATAAAATTAGATTATTTATAGTATCTGCTACAATGGATAAGGATGAACCTAGGTATAGACGATTTTATAAAGAAATTAATGATTCTTTAATGTTTCCTATTAAAGACAGTATAAATGATCCATATTCTTTACATAAATTACCAATGAAATGCGTACAATATTTAGATAGAAGATATGATATATCACCTCCTATAATAAACTATCCATATAAATTGGAAGAAAAATATTACGATGATTCAGAGCTTGAAATATCAAATTCAACTAATTACCGTAAATTATTTGATAACGCTAATAAAAAAGCTTTAGAAGTTGTAATAAATTTATGTAAATCTGAATTAAAAGGAAATATGCTAGTGTTTTCCATAGGAGAAAACGAAATAATTGAAACCGTTGAACATTTAAATAAAAATATAACAAATGAGAAATATGTAGCAATACCTTTCTATGGCAAAATGAACGAAAGATATAAAAATATTATTATTGGTAACGAAATACCTAAAATCAAAATAGAAAAAAATAAAATTCATACGGAATTGAGAGGTAAAAAAGATCCTGATGAAAATGATAATGTTTCATATACTAATATTATTATAGTATCTACCAATATAGTCGAATCATCAATAACATTAAATGAGTTATATTATGTTATTGATATAGGTTATTCAAAAGTTAGTGAAAGTACTAGTTTATTAAAAATGAATACCAAATTATCAATAAAACCAATACCTGAATCAAATAGATTACAAAGAAGGGGTCGTGTTGGTAGAACAAATGATGGTTCAGTTCATTATATTTATAAAAAATATTCAAGATGTAATATTATAGATGATTATAAAATATGTAATGATAAAATTTATGATATCCTTTTATCTATATTATGTGAAAAAAAAAAAAATTATAATAATATCATTGATACAGATAATCAAAAATTATTATCGGTATATGATGAAATAGATCCTAACATAATAAACATAAATTTAGTAGATAATTTAAACGAGGACGATTATGTATCTAAATCTAAATTGATTGATATATATAAAATAAATTTTGACAAAAATAATAACTATGATAATAGTTATTACAGCGATTTAAAAAAAACTAGCGATAGTGTTAAATTTTTTGAATCAGGTAATTTATTAAAAAATATAATAGATCTAGATGGAAAATTTTTTATTATTCATTACAATGAAAAATATATTAAGAGAAATATATTAAATGAAATTATTTATAATTGCGATATCATGTCTAATAATATAGCAAAAAGTAATATTTTTGATATAAATTTATTTAGAGATTTTTTTATATATTCTAATTCTTTCCCTTTATTAATAGATATAACAGGTAGTGATATAATTAATAATTATGTTTTTAGTATGAATTATATTCATAAAACAACTTTATATAAAGTTGTTAATGATATTAAAAAAGATTTATCTTTATCTAGTATTAATCAAGCTATTACACTTATGGCAGGTGTTTCATTAAATTGTGGTAATGAAATATATAACATGATAATTTTATTTAAAAAATATGAATTAGAGTTTTTATCGTTAGATAAAATATTTATTCCTACTAATAAAAAAATTATATTATCAAAATATAAAAATATTAAATCCGATTTAGTAATTATTTACAGAGTATTAATAGATATAAAGAAAACCTTTAGCCATTTAAAAGTTTTTAACATAACAAATTTTTTTGAACATTCTAATGATTATAAAGAATTAAAAAAAGACATAGATACTTATAAAATAGAAATTTCAAAATGGGCAAATAAAAACTATTTGAGAGATGATTTTATAATAAAATATTTAAATTCAATAGCAAAAGAATATTGTGATGTTGTTAAGGAAAATAAAATAAAAAAAGTAATTAATAATAATTTGTTAGATAATATTAAAAGTATTGATAAATGTAAAGAATTCGCTAATGAATTTAAAAAAAATCTATATAATTATAATAATATAGATGAAAATATTATTAGATCTTTTGTATATGGCTATTCTTTACAATTTATAATAAAAAATAATAACAAATATATAATAAATAATTCAATAAAACTGTGTAATTTTAGTGATAAATACACATTTGTAAATAATAACATGGAAATATTATTATATATGTATGAAGATGTTGTAAATGAAGATACTTCAAATTTTAGGATTTTATCATATGTTAATATAGATTGGTTACTGAATACAACATCTTCAAATATTATAACAAATAGATTTAATGATATTGTATATAACATGTACCCTTGTGAAAAAATATATAATAGTTATTCTATTAATATAAAGTATCATATTGATAATAATAATAAACAAAATGCTTCCTTTTATAATATTGCTAATATTATAATATAATCATATTTATATTTGATTCTTTTTTTTAAGAACTGATTTTTCTTGATTACTGAATTTGTGTCCAAAATCGTATAATGTATTTACGTCTTCATAATCAAGTTTTATATTACTTATATTAAGAATATTATCACGATTAATATTATTATTATTTTTAATAAAACATTCTAATTTACTAATACATTTATCTGAAAGTATATTAAGATTAATGAATATACCATTATTATTAGTTGAAAAATTATTACCTATATCGGATATAACGATATTATATATTTCTACCAATATATGCTTATCTTTAATATATTCTATCCTACACTTTAATTTTTTTCTATACACCGAATTATATTTTCTAACATTTTTTATATCTGTATTCATAATATGTTAATATATATTATATTATTATACCATTTTTTTTTAAATAATATAATAATATAATAAAAAAAAAACTATTTTATATATGAGCAATAGTATTACAGATAACAATAATTTTAACTATCCAGATCCAGACGATCCTGAATTATTATATAAGATTTATAAAAAGAGAGAATTTTATTATTATAAAATACAAAAACGAGAAATATTAAAAAATTATGAAGAAATTAAACAATATAGACGAGATAATTGTACAGTATCAAAAATTCCTAAAGAATATCAATTACTAATACCTAATTTAATTTCACCAAATACACCATACAAGGGATTGCTTTTAATGTATGGAGTAGGTGTCGGTAAAACAATGACAGCAATTAATATAGCTGAACAATTTAAGGAACAGATTAAAAAATATAATACTAAAATATTTGTATTAACGTCCGGTCCAAATGCTAAAGAAAATTTTAAAAAAGAATTATTGTCATCAACCAATAATATATATTACAATAATAATAAATTAAATCAATTATCTAAAAAAGAATTAGAATATGAACAAAAAATAGCTATGAATAATTTATTAGCTTATTACAAATTTTATTCATACAAATCATTTTATAGAAAAATTTTAGGTGAAAAAATTAGTGAAAAAATAACAATAAAAGGTAAAGTTAGAACAGTATATAAAAAATCTTCTAAAGGTGAGTTATTAAGAAATAAAAATAATAATCAGATTATTAATATGAATAATTCATTATTAATAATTGATGAAGCGCATAATATTATAGATAATGAATACGGTGAATCATTAAAAAAAATAATAGAAACCTCTAAAAATTTGAGAATAATATTATTAACAGCTACTCCAATGATTAATCATGCTGATGAAATTGTAAGTTTATTAAATTACATAAGACCAACAGATGATAAAATTAGTAGAGATAAAATATTCAGTTCCGATAAAAATTATTTAATGAAAATAAAACCAGATGGTTTAGATTATTTAAAAAAAATGGCTAAAGGTTATTTAAGTTATTTTAGAGGATCTACTCCATATACTTTTGCTGATAAAAATGATATAGGGGAAATTCCAAATGGTTTAATATTTACACCATTGGTACGATGCGAAATGGAAGATTTTCAATATAACGTGTATGCAAAAATATTATTAAAAACTACTGATGGTTTAGATAATTCAGCTATAGCTGCATCAAATTTCGTATTTCCTATATTGAATGATAATGATGAATTAGTTGGTTCATATTCGACAAATGGTAATAATTTATTAGTTTCACAGATGGAAACGAAGGGATTTATGATAAATTCTCTAATTAATACTAAATTATTTAATAATAAAATATCTAAAAATAATGAACAAAATATAATAAAAATAACAGACGATAAAAGAATATCTGGATTGATTTTAAAAAAAGAATATATTAAACAATTTTCTACCAAATTTTATAAAATTATTAATAATTTAAATGAATTAGTTAATGATAAATGTGCTATAGGATTTATATATTCTAATATAGTAAAATCAGGAGGTATAGAATTATTCGCAGAAACTTTAATAATGAATGGATATCTAGAATATAAAGAAAATGCATCAGATTATAATATTGAAAACGATACTATTGATTATAAAACAGGCTTAACTTTTCAGGAATTTAAGAAAAATAATAATATAAATAAATTCAGACCAGCTGTTTTTTTACTAGTTACGGGAAACATGGACGAGGTTGATAATATTTCGGAAATTAAGCAACGAATTATACAAAATGTATTCAATAATGTAAAAAACATGGATGGAGAATATATTAAATTTATATTAGGTTCTAAGGTAATGAGTGAAGCAGTTACCTTAAAAAACTGTAAAGAAATACATATAATAGATTCATTTTACAATATCCCTAGAATTAATCAAGTTATAGGAAGAGTAATAAGAATGTGTGTTCATATGGATGTTGTAAATGATACAAATTATAGATACCCTAGCGTTAATATTTATAAATATGTTGTAACTATAGATACTAGACAAAACGGAAAATTATCAACAGATGAAAAATTATATCAAAAAGCCGAACTAAAATATTTAACTATAAAAAAAGTAGAAAAAGCACTAAAAGAAATATCCATAGATTGCCCAATATTATTAAATGGTAATGTATTTCCCGAAGATATTGAAAAATATAAAGATTGTGTATATCCATCTATAGAAAATATTAAATTAAATAAAAAAATATGCCCAGCTATTTGTGATTTTACAGAATGTGGATATAAGTGTGATGAAGATAAATTAAATACTATTTGGGATGATAAAAATAAATTATATAAAAATATAAATAAAGAATCATTAGATTATAATACATTTACTGAAAATTTATATAGTAATGAGATAAATAACTTAATTAAAAAAATAATAGTATTGTATAAATACAAATATGTATATACATATGATGAAATATATGATATAATAATAAATACATATAGTGCTTTTAATAGAGAATTATTCGATAATTATTTTTTAGATATTTCTTTAAAAAAACTATTACCTATTACCGATAATGATTTTAATAATTTTACTGAAATAATTACCGATAGATATAATAATAACGGATATTTAATACAACGTGGTATTTATTATATATTTCAACCAATAAATAAGAGTGAAACTATTTCGATGTATACTAGAAAATCGCCAGATATACCAAATATCAATAATATTACTGTAAATGATTATATTAATAAAACATATGGTGATAAAATAAAAAATTATGATATTGTAAATATTGATTATAATTTTGACGATGTTTTAGATTATTATAATAATCGTAAAGAAAATAAGATTGTTGGAATTATAGATAAAAACAACAATAAACTTGCTTATGGAACAGTAGATTTATTTAAGATAAGGACTAAAAAAGACAATACTCTTTTAAAAAAGAGAGGGATCGGTATCCCTACTTTTAAAGGAGGTGTATGTTCAACATCAAAAAGCAAATCCGAATTATATAATATGGCAAAATCATTATCAAATGTTTCTACTAAAGAATTAAAAATATTTAGTGAAATGTCGAAAGAAGAAATGTGCGGATTTATCAAAGATAAATTATTACTTTTAGAAAAATATTCAAAGGAAAAGGATAATAATAAAAAAACATATGTAATAATACCTAAAAACCATGAAGTATATGACTTTCCTTATAATTTAGAAGATAGAGTAAGTTATATTAAACAAATAATTAAAGATATTGATACTACGGTTAAAATTTCAGTTAATCAAACAAATGATGGATATATATTATGTATAACTAAATCAGATAAAATTAATAAATCAATAATAATAAAAAAATATAATTTTAAAAGCGATGGCGACAAATGGAAAGCTATTATTAAATAATATTTATATAATAAATATATTATATAAATATATTTTATTAAATGTAATGTTATTTACATATTAGCAAACATTTTAACTAAATCAACACCTTTCCCATCAACGCTAGTTTTACTATCAGTACATTGTTTAATAATTGCACTTACTGATTGCATAATATTAGAAGATATGATAATTGAAACAATTAATAATCCAGACGATTGCATTTTATTTTCGATAACACAATCGCAATATTTTTTTAAAGCATTTATTTTATCATCCTTTGAATCTTTTAACATTGGTGTTATGTGTGTTTTAATTACATAACATAGTAAATGATGTATCGTAATTAATATTACACTAAATAATAAATGATTTTTAAATTCCATTATATATAATACTATATATAAAATTAATTATTAATTTATAATATATAAATTAATAATTAATTTTATATATTATAAATTAATAATTAATTTTATAGGCGCATGGTCAGAACCATTTATATTATCTAATATACCAGAAAATATTATATTATTTTTTAATATTTTATTAATTAAAAAATAATCAATTCTCCATCCTATATTTTTTATTCGAGATGATTGTCTATATGACCAATAAGTATATTTTATAATCGTGGGATGCATAATTCTAAAAATATCTATTAAATCGTTATTATATATAATATTAGTAAATGATTCTCTTTCCTCGATAGTAAAACCTGGATTTTTTTTATTCTTCTCTGGATTTTTTATATCTATTTCTTTGTGAGCAACATTTAAATCACCGCATATTATAACTGGTTTAATAGAATATAATTTATTTATATATTTATTAAAATTTACGTCCCATGTATCTATTCTCCAGTTTAATCTCAATAATTTTTCTCCCGAGTTAGGTGTATACACATTTACTAAAAATATATTTTTATATTCTAATGTTAAAACTCTACCTTCTGTATCATAATTAATATTATCGATTGTTAAACCATATATAACATTTAGTGGCTTTATTTTAGTAAAAATACATGTACCCCCATAACCTAATTTACTGGTTGAAATATTAAAATAATGATATGGAAATGATGATAATATATCGATATTATCTATTTTTTTACTTAATTTCGTTTCAGATAAACATAAAATATCGGGATTTTCATTTTCAATTAAATTAAATAAATGTTTTGTTTTAAGTAAAGATCGTAACCCATTTACATTCCATGAAATAATATTCATTGTATATAAATAATATCTATTATCTATATAGTATATAAATAATAAATATTATTAAATTAATTTATTTTTTATTTAAGTTTGTTAAAATTGTAATAAATTCTATTTGTAATAAATAATCATTACACGTATATTTATCCAATAAGATTTTTAATTTTTCATTTATACCATATTTAAATTGAGTATCTACCTTGTTAAAGAAATATAATTCAATTTGGTCGCTTATATAATTTATTTTCACACTAATATCTTTTATAGATTCTTTAGATTCTATAATATTAATAAAACTAGTATATATTTCTTCAAACACAAACCATACTGATTTTGATTTATCTTTAATCGCATAAGTACTGTCAAAAAATGAATTTAAAATTTTATAATCAAACCCCAACGTTTTAAATATAATGTTTTGATTATCTAATCCATATAATAAATCATCTACAGTTAAAGATTCTTTAATATCATATAAACTATTAAAATTTTTAACTTTTTTTGATACTGGTATAGTTAAGAATTGTAATTTATAGAGATAACATATAACATGTGAGTGAAAACGTAAACATAAATGTTTTTCGTTTTTAACAATTTCCTTCACTAAGTCCAAATTATCACTTCTGATAATAATATTATAATTAGTTATGCAACATTCTTTTATTAATTTATTTATAATGGATATATCTTTTGATTTATCGAATACAGTAAAATTAATAGTATAATTATTTTTAATAGTATTAGTAAATTCTTTTAATATATTCATTGTATTTTCATCTATATTATCTATTAAATAATAGCCTATTGTATTTTTTTCAACAACGATTGTATCAATATTTAATGAATAATAATTATTTAAACTAAATATAATATCATTATCGAAAAAATAATTTGTGTTATCTATAATAGATAAATTGTTTCTAAAAATACATTTATCGAAGAAATCCATATACTTAATATCTATTTCATTAGCGCCAATAGAAGCTCCTAAAATTGGTATATTATATAAATTATTGTTTTTAATCATTTTAAATAATGGTAAAATAAAATAATCATTAATGATTTCACCTCCACCAAATAATATAACATCAATATCATATTTAGTATTCGCGGATAATAATATATCTCGTGGATTTACCACAATATATTCTATTTTTTTATTACTGAGATAATTACATAATATATATTTAAATATTTCATCTCCAAAGTTACTTTTATCATAATATCCATATAACAAAACTTTCATATAATAATATATATATATATATATTATTATTATATATATATATATATATATTATTTATTATATAGGATGATTACGTTTTTTACAACAAACGTTTAAGATACTGAAATTACATTTATTAATGAAAACGTGTGGATCTATTTTTAATAATTCTATAGATACATTAATTATATTATTATATAATATAATATCTATATTGTTGCTGTTATCTACATAAGAATGTATAATAAGCTCTGTAATGAATTTTATTATCTTAAATATATCCATTTTTTTCCTATTAAACTTAAACGAACCTTGTAAATATAAAGAGTATATTTTTGATACACATAACAAAATATTGGGAATATCTTGAATGTCTATTTTACCATCCGATAAAATTTCATTAATAATATTTTGAAGTTCTAATATTAAACAATGATCGGTATTTATTAATGTGGCGACATAATCTTGCTCAACATTATTTAATACTGTACTAATATTAAAAAAAGTAAATATATCTACAGCACCATGTTTTGGAAAAACGAATTTATGTTTAGTTATACTATTTTTATCATTAACATTATCATCTATATCATAATCTTTTGAATTAATTGAATTATCATATACAAGATTATCTTTTGAATTAATTGAATTATCAT